GCTGGAAGCGTGTGCTACGTAATCAAGATTGATCCACTTTATCCAGTAACACGCTTTGAGTCTTTAGGTAGATACCATATCGTGCATAAGTTTATCCGAAAAATGCAGCCAGTTGGTAATTCTCTGGCAAAGTTCCTTATGAATAAGTTAGGGCACCGCACTAAAAATGGTAATGAGGGGGAATATTTGGCAATTGATGAGATGTTTTTGAGAGGATGTGATCATCAGAAGTGTTCATGTTATTTAGTCATACGGGGTAAGTCTCCCCATTTTGATGGTCTTGTCTATCATGCCAGTGTTGTTAATCTCAACTACGATCTTCGGAGATTTTTTGCCTACTTACAGTCTACTTATAGGTTAAATGAGCATAAGCAGATTGTTCGGTCTAACTCTAGTTACCCATTGGCAGATTTACGGGCTCGAGTCACAACGGCAAGTTGCATGCAGTTTATTCGATCCCCTTTTACTAAGATGCGTTTGCAGGCGTCTATCCCTTCAGAGGACTTGACCTTTGTGGTTAGGCGTATGCTGCAGCGAGCAGATCGATATTACATGAAAATTTCTTGTCCACATGTTTATTGTGGTCCTGAATTTTGGAAGCAAGTTTGGAACCCTGTCGACCCTGTTCCATCTCTAGCTGTCCTTGCCATGAGGTCTATCTCTATTTATGTAAAGATGACTGAGAAACCCTATGGCAGGCGACCGGTATTATCTGCTATGGCCAACTTGGATGGTGAGAAAAGTATTAATGCACTAGCCAAATTACAGCGACAGCAACCAGGTGTGACTGAGAAAGATAAGTATCTGTTTGAGTTAGTCCCTAGAGCTATGGATATCATGTACAATGTATTGGAGACACGTGATAAAATAGGAACGGAAGACATAAAGTTGACCTTAAAGGACCTCACTGGTATGTACCTTGGAGCAGCAGCTGGGTGTACGGAGTCCGCGGATATGACTTATGATTATGATGGTGTCAAACTGCATGTCACTGCGTGTGGCAAGAAATATGAGATGCACCAGGCAGACGTGGAGTCACTTTTGGCGTTTATTGATGATTCGGAAGCTGAGCCAGCGGTAAACTGGACAGTCTCCTTTAAGAACGAACATTATTATTATCATCCCAGGAAGTATACTGTAGAGCAATGGGAGCAAAAGGTGAACAAAGTTCGTATTTTTATGATACCCTCATCAGTTATGATCATAGCAGAGCGCCTTGTCTCGAAGTTTAGAATGCATGTTGAGCGAGGAAAGTCAATTCGTATAGGGTGTACTTCTTCTGCAGGCGGAGCGGACTATTTGGCAAAAATACTTGGTGTTACGCCCGAAACCATGTATGATGAACAAATGTGTGAAGGTGATGTTGATGGCCTTGATGTTAGTGTTGCAGCGAAGTGGATAGAGCTTTATTTAACTAACACTTTAATTTACGATAAGAAGAGTGGCAAGGATTATGCAGCTCGGAAGAAACTGACGATTTTCTTGATAAAGAATTTATGTATGAAGCTGCTTCACCTTTACCAGACGCAGTGGGTTTCCTTGGAGGGAGTAGTTGCTAGTGGTTGTTTAAATACGTCACACATGGGGTCCTTTATTATGTTATTGTGGTGGATACTTTATGTGTTGCATACCTTGACGACACTTTATGATACTGACTATGATGCAGCCACTCTTATTGAGGAGTTGGTCGTGTTGGGTAAGTTGATTCCTGCCGTATATGGTGATGATCACTTGTCAAATAAGACTACTAACAAACTGATAAGTCCTTATATCAATGAGACTGGTTTTGCGAAGTTCTGTAATGATTATCTCAACGTCCAAATACGAGATATACTGGATGGTGTTCCATTCTGTACTGTTCATCGCAATGGTTATATTGTTGCCAAAGGATGTACTTTCCTTAAACATCAGTTTGTTCCTAATCCTTATGCTGAAGGCTTTTGTGAAAGTGGTAAGCAGCCATCCTTCCTTCCATTTCGGGAAACATGGGAATATGTCGTTAGGTGTGTTTATGGCAAAGAGGAGAAAATACGCCAGCCATTGGATATTTTGTTGTCCAGTGTCGGACATGCATACGGAACTTATGCCTCTAATCGAGACGCGTATAATGCCCTTTGGGCCATTCATCGTTCTGCACTCGATGTATTGAATCTGCAGCCAGGTCAGTTGCCGATGGACGTAGTGCAGCATCTGGTTGAAGATGATTTTAGAGATTTACGTCGTAAGGGTCTGTCTGTCAAGGAATTGGTTGCCGGTTTCCCTAGTTGGTCCACCTTGGTAGCCAAGAATGTTTATGACCCGCTTAAGCATATTAACACTCTGGATGGGCATATGGATACTTATTATTCCGATATGGACGTAGTTGTCTGAAAAAAGAGAAAAGAAGAGGGGAAAGGAAAA